CCTTCGTGAGCGATTTCATCAACAATGTAAGTGCCTTTTTCTGTCAGCGGTTCTCCTTTCCAGCCAATGAGAACCGTCAGGCGCGCGCCCCGTGGCGGTAGCAGCAACTGACCATCCGCATCATCCAGCGTGATGGTGAGCTGGTCCGCTTCAAATCCCCGGTTGTCGGTCAGTGACAGGCTCATCAGGCGCTCTGCCACGCCTGGCAGCGTTTTACCCTCCGCGAGAATATCAAAATCCGGCATTTTCACGGGGTCTGTGCTCTGACTGAGCAATTGCATGGTGGTGTCGGTCATCTGCTCCCTCCCTGTGCGGCATGGTCGCATGTGCGTGCGGAGGGGGTTACTGCTTTTTGTTGTCGCCGGGTCGGGAGAACGGCGCAGGGGTGAGATTACGCGCGTGGTGGGTGATGATTGTTGCCGAATCATTTAACGGATACAAGGGGCTGAAGCTATGAGTGAAACTCGTTTTCATGGTGCCCGTGTTACGGAAAATACCGACCTGGTAACAGCGATTAACGATGTTGATTCCAGCGTTATCGGTATCGTGGCAACGGCGGATGATGCGGACGCGAAGCTGTTCCCGCTGAACAAGCCCACACTGCTGACCCGCGTCAATGACGTGCTGGGAAAATGCGGGACAACGGGGACGCTTTATCGTGCGCTTAAGGCCATCGCAGACCAGGTGAGCACAAAGGTGATCGTCGTTCGCGTGGCTGAACACAAAGAAGAAGACGGAAAGACGCAGGATCAACTGGTTATCGGTGGTTCTGAGGATGACGGCAGCTATACGGGGATGTATGCGCTGCTTGTTGCAGAGCAGGATGAAAGCATCGGATACCGTCCGCGTATTCTGGCCGCGCCGGAGCTGGACACGGAGGCGGTGACAAAATCCCTGTGCGTGATTGCGGGTAAACTGCGCGCGTTTGTGTATGCCTCATGTCACGGCTGTAACACGATGGCTGAGGCGATTACCTACCGCCAGAAATTCAACGAACGTGAGGTGATGCTCTTATGGCCGGACTTCATCGCCTACAACCCGAAAAGTGGCAAAAACGAAACGTTCCCCGCGCCTGCCTATGCGTGCGGCCTTCGTGCGTACATTGACCATGAGCAGGGATGGCACAAATCACTGTCCAACGTTCCGGTTAAAAATGTGCTGGGGATGTCGAGGCATGTGTTCTGGTCGTTGCAGGCCGAAGACAGCGATGCCAACAGCCTCAACAACAAAGAAATCACGACCATTATTCGTCGCAACGGGTTCCGCTTCTGGGGCAACCGCACACCGGAAACGAACGCCTACATCTTTGAGGTGTATACCCGAACCGCACAGGTGCTGGCTGATTCAATTGCAGAAGCGCAGTTTGAAACCATCGACAGTCCACTGACGCCTGCGAACGTGAAGGATGTTATCAGTGCCATCAGGGCAAAACTGGATTCACTGGTTACTGCCGGGAAACTGATTGGCGCGGAGTGCTGGTATGACGTGGTGGATAACAGCACCACGGATTTACGTCAGGGACGTGTGCGTATTCGCTATAAATATACGCCCGTTCCGCCACTGGAAGACATGGAGCTTTACCAGACGTTTACTGATGAATACTTTGAACCCGCATTTGCGGTGCTGGGAGGTGCCTGATGGCTGTGCCAAAACATCTTCGCTTTTTTACGCTGTTTGTGGATGGTGAAAACGAAGTGGGTAAGGTGACGTCCGTCACTCTGCCCAAACTGACGCGCAAAACCGACAGCTACCGGGGGGGCGGCATGATGGGTGCGGTAAGTATTGATCTCGGTCTGGACGACTCCGCGCTTGATGCGAGCTTTGTCATGGGGGGCGCAGTTCGTGAGCTGTTCCTTAAGTATGGCGGCACGATTGACGGCACGCTGCTGCGTTTTGCGGGTGAATACTACACCGATGCAGAAAGCGACCTGTATGAAGTCGAAATGCGCGGACGTGTGACGGAAATTGATATGGGGGAAGCCAAACAGGGCGAAGCCACATCACACACTTACGCCATTAAAAACACCTACTACAAGCTGAGTGTTAACGATCGCCCGTTGTGGGAGATTGACCTGCTGAACTTCATTTACCGGAAGGACGGCAAGGACATTGTGCCCGATCGCATCCGTTCCGCGCTCGGGCTTGGCTGATAAGTAATATGCAGGCGGCGCAGTGCGTCGCCTCTGACTGAAAGGAGTTTCCTGATGAAAGAGACGAAAAACATCGATACCGAAAACACGGTCGTTGCTGACACTGTGAAAGAAACCAGTGAGCGTGGCATAAAACTTACCCAACCAATTGAGCGAGGCGGCGAAAAAATCACGTATGTGGAGATCACCGGAGCTATTGAGCAGGCTGGATCTCTGCGAGATTTGTCGCTGTCTGATGTGCTGTATCTGAAAGCGGAATCTATGTTTACGCTGCTGTCACGCGTGACATCACCGCGACTGGATGAAGTGACGATCAAAAAATGGCATCCCGTGACTTTATTCAGTTATGTGTGGTTGCCGTAAATTTTTTGAGCGGTGCGGACTCTGGCGGGAAGAACGAACAGGCGACGGAAGCCTGATCACGGTTGTGTGCTTTGAGCACATAGAAGACTTTGTGGCAGATATTGCCGTTATTTTTAACTGGTCGCCCGCCGAAATCTTCATGATGACGCCCGGCGAAGTGGTTAGCTGGCGTGAGCGGGCGGCACTTCGCAGCGGGAATGCAGACAATGAAGACTCTTGATATCCGGGTCGCTTTCAGCGCCGTTGACAGGCTGACCCGGCCTGCCGAAAACGCCCGCCGCCTGATGGGGCAGTTTGGTGACTCCATCCAGCGAACGCAGGGGGCGATCAAAAATCTCGAGCGTCAGGCGCGTTCATTTGAGCGCGCCCGCGACGCTGTCAGTAAAGCGGATGCGGGTATCGTGAAAGCACGACGCCAGCTTAACGCCCTTAATCAGTTACAACGCACGGGTACAGTGCTCAGCGAAAAGCAACAAAAGCTGATGCAGCAGTTAAGCACCCGGCTTGAACGCCTGAATGAATCGCGCACACGGGAAATTCAGAAAATGCGGGAGCTTGGCGGAGAGCTGAAACGCCACGGCATTTCCCTGACAGGCAGCGATAGCACCATCCAGCAGGCCATCAGACGCACCGAACAGTACAACAACCAGCTTGAACGCGAACGGCAGGCGCTTGCGCGTGTAACACGTGCGCGTGAGCGGTATTCGCGCGCGCAGGAAACCGCGGGAAAACTGAAAACAGGTGGTGCGCTGGCAATTGGTGCGGCAGCGGCTGGCAGCTATGCTGCCGGGCGTTTTTTGCAGCCTGCGATCGGGTTCGGGAAAGAGATGTCCCGCGTTCAGGCACTGACGCGAATCGACCAGAACAGCCCGCAGTTTAAGGCGCTGCGTGAACAGGCGTTAAAACTTGGCTCTGAAACGCAGTTCACTGCAGGCGATGCCGCCAGTGGGCAGGCATTTCTTGCAATGGCTGGCTTCACTCCGCAGGCCATTCAGGCTGCGCTTCCCGGCGTACTGAGCATGGCAACGGCTGGCGGTATGGATCTCGGCGAAACGGCAGATATTGGCTCAAATATCCTGACGCAGTTCGGCCTTTCTGCTGACCAGATGGACCGGGTCGGTGACACGCTCACCGCAGCGTTTACCCGTACCAACACTGACCTTCGCGCACTGGGCGAAACCATGAAATATGCAGGTCCGGTGGCGGGCAAGCTGGGAATATCGCTGGAGCAGGCCGCAGCGATGGCGGGCGTGCTGGCGAATATGGGTATCAGGGGAAGTGATGCCGGGACGGCAATGCGTGCCAGCCTGGCTCGTCTGGCATCACCGCCAAAGGCGGCAGCAGAGGCGCTGAAAGAGCTTGGTGTGGCAGTCTCTGACGCGAACGGCAAAATGCGCCCGATGGAGGATGTGCTGGCTGACCTTTATAAAGCCACCCGCAAATACGGGGAAGTTGACCGGGTATCGTTCTTTAAGGATATTGCCGGAGAAGAGGCTTTCACATCATTTATGGCCCTCGTTGATGCGGCAGGTGACGGCTCCTTACCCAAACTGAGAAAAGAACTTGAAGGCGCGCGCGGTGAGGCTGAACGCACAGCAAAGGTTATGGCCAACAACCTTGACGGCGATCTGAAATCACTCGGCAGTGCATGGAAGGGGTGCGCATCCGCATTGCAGATCTGATTGACGGTCCGCAGCGTTCTGTCACGCAGTGGCTCACGCGGGTGGTATCGAAGGTGACGGCGCTGGCGCAGGCCCATCCGGCACTGACGCGCCAGCTACTGGTTGCAGGCGGTGCTCTGCTGGCAATGACTGCAACCATAGGCTCGTTGTCGCTGGCTATTGGTGTGCTTGCTGGCCCACTGGCAAAACTGCGTCTTGGTTTTTCCCTCCTGACCGGATCATTGAATGTTGTCAGGGTTCTGCCTGCATTATGGGGAATGGTGACGGGTTCCGTTTCGTTACTGGGAGGCGCTATCGGGGCGCTGTTCAGTCCGGTCGGATTGATTGCTGCTGCGTTTGTGGCTGCGGCGGTTCTCATCTGGAAATACTGGGAACCCATCAAGGCGTTTTATGCAGGGGTGTTCAGTGGGATTATGGAGCGACTGGCCCCGTTGCGCGAAACCTTTGAACGGTTTGGCCCTGTTTTTGACGCAATCGGAAGCGGGATCAGCCAGGTGTTTAACTGGTTTAAATCGCTGCTGTCACCGATGGAGTCCAGCAAGGAAACGCTGGATAAATGTACCAGTGCTGGCGAGATATTCGGTAACGTTCTTGGCGGTGCGTTACAGCTTGTTCTGACACCTGCAAAAATGCTACTGGATACGCTGGCGTGGATACTTGAAAAACTCGGTGTGCTTCCGGATGAAGCGGAAAGGGCGCGCAAGAAAATCGAAGACGCACAGCGTGCGGCCATTCTTCAGGACAAGGTTGCCTTGCTTCAGGGGGACCTGGCGAAAATCAATCTGCCGAAGCCTGTGGAAAATGGCAATGGCACCGGAGGTGATAAACCCAAAGACAACAAACCACTCACAGACAGCAATACCGGTACGCTACGCAGACTCAGCAAAATTGCTGATAACACAGGTAGGCTGGTTGATGAGACGAAAAACGCATTGGCCCCGGCGATATTGTCTTTAAGAACCTGCCCCGCGCACTTGCTGTTCGTGGGGAGTGGCAGGAGCGGAAGATTGCGCAGGTCAGTAAGCCTGCTTCCGCAATCAACATCACACCCGTGGTCCCGACTCCTCTGCCTCCGGCGCTGGTCCCTGTTGTTGCGGCCAGCTCCCGCCCGGTGGCGGAGGCCATACGATCGCCAGTGGCATCAGTTCCTGCAACTTCCCGTAACCGGGAGCCTGTTGTCTCCGGATTTGGCGGTGAAATTCATGTTCATCTGCATAACGTTGTTACGCAGAATCCCCGCGAACTGGCGAAACTGGTCGGTGAAATGGTCAGGGCAGAATTGGAACGACGCGACCGTGCCGGACGTGGCAGTTTTTACGATAAAGATTGAGGAGTCATGGCCATGATGATGATCTACGGCATGTTTGTTTTTGAGCTGCGCACATTGCCGCATCAGCAGTTACAGCAAAATAAAAGCTGGCGGCATGTGAAAAATGAACGCGTTAACCGTTCAGCAAGCTGGCAGTATATCGGGGCAGGCGATGATCGCATCGTGCTTTCTGGTGTGCTTTATCCTGAAATCACAGGTGGCGAAGTGTCGCTGTCGCTGCTGACCACGCAGGCGTATACAGGACGCCCCTGGCCTCTGATTGATGGCGTCGGACAGATTTACGGCATGTATGTACTGACTGAAACGAATACGACCCGCTCCGAGTTTGATCGCTACGGTAAGGCGAAAAAGATAGAATTTTCACTGACTCTTGAACGCTGTGATGAGGATTTGCGGGAGCGCCTGCAATCCTCATCGTTCAGTGATATGCTGTCCGGCTTCAAAGATAAGGTCACATCATCCCTTAACAGCGCGGCCAGCTCCGTTAAAGGGCTGTTTTGATTAACGCAAAACCGCTAATGGTCAGATTAGCGGTTTTCATTTTCCTGAGTCTGCCTGGTTGTTTCTTCAGCCTGTATATCGCCTACAGGGTGATAACGATAAATCGTCGATATGCCGATGTCGTAAATGATCGCCAGTTGTTTCCTGTCATGACCGTTTTTAATCAGCCTCGCTATTTGCTCGTGTTGTTCTTTTGTCAACTTCGGGCGACGTCCGCCAATGCGTCCTTGTGCGCGTGCTGCTGCCAGCCCGGCCAGTGTACGCTCTACAATTAATTCACGTTCCATTTCGGCTAAAGCTCCCATGACGTGAAAAAAGAAACGCCCCATGGGTGTTGATGTGTCAATGCTGTCCGTTAGACTACGGAAATTAACACCTTTTTCCCGCAATTCCTCAATAAGCGTGATCAGGTGTTTCATACTTCTGCCCAGTCTGTCCAGCTTCCAGACAACCAGCGTATCTCCTTCTGATAGCGTTCTGAGCAGTTTTTTCAATCCCGGTCTGGCTGATTTCGTTCCGCTGATTTTATCTTCAAAAATCAGTTCACATCCTGCGCACTCCAGCGCGTTACGCTGCAATTCTGTATTCTGGTCATTTGTTGATACGCGGACATAGCCAATAAGCATGATGGATCCCCTGAATAAAAACCGGGGATGATGCCAGTTAGCCGTAATCTCTGCATTTTCTTAAACGTTGGTTTGGGAGAAGGTGCTCCAGCTATTGGCGTTCCGTTCTTCTGGCCGTCCGCAGCAATGCCAGATACCGTAATCGATAGCTGGTCCAGCATGGTGTTTTTGAAGTTCAACGGCGCGAAATTCTCTGCCACTGATTACCCTGTGCTGGCGAAAGTGTTTCCGGCGCTGGCATTACCTGACGCACGCGGTGATTTCATTCGTATCTGGGATGACGGACGCGGGATTGATGTCGGACGTACCCCGTA